CTTACAAGGCGCTGTATAATTGGGCAAAACAGTATGATGAAATATTTAAAGCGGTTGAGTTTGGGGTGCAAGAGGTTCAATATCAAGTTGAGGACGCACTGACAAGGGCGGCGATTGGGTGGACGACAAGAGAAACGAAAGTAACAACGCTAATAAAAAGCGGGCAAGTTGTTGAAACGCTAAAGGAGCAGTTTACAAAAGAGGTACAGCCAGACGTCGGAGCAATTAAGCTATATTTAAAAAATAGAGATCCCAGCAAGTGGCAAAGGGATAAGCTAGCACTTCTAGAAGACGGGGAAGAAGACAGCCATGTGCAAGTTGTAATACACAAACATGTTGCTAGTGAGAAAGACGAGCCAACAGAGCAGCAGGATGAAGCGGAAACTAATTCAGGGGTAAATTGATATGTATAATTATCAGAAGTCAGAGAATGCGCACAGCAAGCGAATGCCTAGTGTTGGAACAGGAAGCATGGCGAATACAACAGCAAGGAACGCAAAGGATGTGCGTAAAGTAACCTTTGATGTTGCTCCTGCTTTTGATGATTACTTGTTTTCGTGGGATTACCCACAATATTTGTCAATAGGAGGGTACGGAAGTGGCAAGAGTTATCACACAGCAATTAAGATAATTTTGAAATTATTGCAAGAGAAAAGAACGTGCCTTGTGGTTAGGAATGTTTTCGCAAGCTTGAAAGAAAGTTGTTATAATGTACTATGTGGAATTCTGGTAGGGGTCAATTTGCTAACAACGAACCAAGCTATGATGCAGAAAAACAAAAACAAAATATATGCGAAACTTTCCCCTTTGGAGCTTATTTTTCCGAACGGAAGCCGTATTATATTTAAGGGGTTAGACAAGCCAGACAAAATAAAGTCCATACATGACGTGTCCATTGTGTGGGTTGAGGAAGCTGCAGAGATACGAAAGGACGCTTACAGTGAGATTATTGGCAGGGTTCGTTCTCCGGATCTAAGCACTCATATTTTGATGACGTGCAACCCAGTAAGTAAAAGCAACTGGATTTATAAGCACTTTTTTGTTAGTAGAGACAAGGATGGAAATAGAAAGGTCAAGCTTGAGCCAGAGGTATTTTATAAATCAAAAATGCTTGTGCTTGACAATGTATATTATCATCACAGCACGATTGATGACAATCCGTTCTTGCAAAAAAGCTATAGAAAGAGTCTTGACGCAATACAGAAGCACGACTACCCATTGTATTTAGTTGTTCGGCATGGAATGTTTGGTGCTACAGGAATAAGGGTGTTACCGCAAGCAGTTACTAGCAGACATGATGTTGTTGAAAAGAACATTGCGAAGATACCTCTGAAAGACCATTACTATGGTTTTGATTTAGGGTTTGAAGAAAGTTATAACGCTGTTATCTCTTGCGCAATAGATACAGAAAAAAACATATTGTATATATATGATGAGATCTATATGAACAAGATGACGGACGTTGAGTTTTCAAAAAACGAAGACTTTATGTTGCTGAAAGAAAAAATCTTGCAAGCGAAAAGGCAAGGGGTATACAAGCATATTGTTGCAGATAGCAGTGATCCCAAAGCGATAGCCTATTATCAATCACAAGAATATCCCATGAGAGCGTGTACAAACAGGTTTAAGGGTAGCAGGCTAGCCAACACGAGGAAAATAAAGAGGTTTAGCAAGATCTTCATATCTTCTAAGTGTATAAACACTGTTTCGGAGTTGATAGACTTAACCTATAAGAAAACACAGGCGGGGGAGTTATACCAGGACATTTTCGCAATTGATCCACATACATTTAGTGCTTTGTGGTATGCGCTTGACACTGTAGAAGTTGCAGATTATAAGATTCGCAAATATTCAACAAAGAAAGGGTAAATGATATGAGTAGGCAAAGAAATTTGTTGCATCCAGAAATGCAAAAGAAAGCGACAGAATTTGAAGCGCTTTGTAAAAAATCTGGACTTAATGTCTTGATCACAGAAACTTTTAGAAGCACAGCAGAACAGAATGTATTGTATGCAAAAGGGCGCACAACGTCTGGCAAAATCGTCACAAACGCAAAAGGCGATAGCTACCAATCACCGCATCAGTGGGGGTGTGCATTTGATTTTTGTGAGAACGTTAAGGGAAAAGAATACGCAAGCCAAAGCTTTTTTAAGAAATGTGGAGCGATTGGCAAAAGTTTAGGTCTGTTTTGGGGCGGGGACTTCATCAGCTTTGTGGATACCCCGCATTTAGAATTACCTAAGTATATAGTTAATAAAAGCACCGCAACACTGAAAGCAAAATACACCACACCAGAAAAGTTTATTGCTACATGGACAGGATCACATGGACATAAGGTAGTAGTAAAGCCTGTTGTATATCAAACGCTAAAGGTGGGGAGTAAGGGCAATAACGTAAAAGATCTCCAAAAGTTGTTGAATAATAACGGCGCTAAAATTGTAGCCGACGGAATGTTTGGAGCAAAAACAACAGAGGCGGTCAAGAAGTACCAAAAGGCAAAAGGGCTAAAGGTTGACGGAATAGCAGGCAACGCAACAATAACAAAACTTGTACAAGGAAAGTGACGGCACAACACAACACAACAGTAAATAAGTTAGGAGTGGAAACAATGACACAGATAAATTGGAAAGTCAGATTGAAGAACAAAAGTTTTTGGATGGCAATGATACCAGCGGTACTGTTGACGGCACAGCACACAGCGAGATTGTTCGGCTATTCGTTCAACCTTGATGAAAATCAAGAGTTAGTAAGAGGGCTAGTAAACACAATATTCTTGATGCTTGCGCTAGTCGGGGTAGTATCTGATCCAACGGTACATGGGTTCACGGACAGTCACAGAGCGTTAGAATACACAGAGCCAGCACAGCCTAAGGAATAGCAGGATACGGTATAACAATATACAAACATAATGTGAGGAGGTGGTGGTGCTATGGCGATAGGCACAAGCGTAGGCAATGCAAATATTGATGTATTCCCCTTTGACTTCTTAGTAAGTAAGATAGGAGCAAGAGCAGGGAATGAGAGAACAAAAGAGATGAGAGAGATGGGCACATATTACAGAGTGTACAAAGATGGCGTACAGTTCAGAACTGAGGGAACAAGCGGGGACTATATGCCAGCGTCTTTGCATTACAAGATGATAGCCGCCTTGATAGATAAACAAGCACGGTTCTTGTTCGCAGAAAGTCCAAGCACAATAGTGGACGTATCTGGAGCAGTGGCACAACTTCCAGAGCAGACGCAAGACGGAGTTAATGAGGAGATAGACAGATATAATCTGTTGGTGCGTGAAGTGTTGAGAGGAGCAAACAATGACAGGCAGTTGCTGCAAGCGGCAAAGGATTGTTTTATTGGTAAGAGGGTAAGCGCAGTTGTTCACTTTGGTGATGGGCATGTATATGTTAGGTGGGTGCCAAGCACAAACTATATAACACAATATATAGATGGTGATCTTGTTTTGTATGCGCATGGTTGGGTATCTAGCGAGGATAGCCATACCGCAACATATACAAAGACATACACAAAGGATGAGCAAGGGAACATATATGTCGAGGAGCAGAAACATAGCAGTGCAGGAACGCAGACAATCACACCGCAGACAAAGACACTGTTAAGCAGAATACCGGCGGTAGAAGTTGTAAATGGTGGTTTGCTAAGCGATACGAACGGAACAAGTGAGGTCGAGGGATTAGAAGATTACGAGGAGTGGTACAGCAAATTAAACAGTGGTGATATCGACTCATTGCGCAAGAGCATGAACCCTATAAGGTATACAACTGACATGAAGCCTGAGAGTACTGAGAGCCTTCCGAGCGGGGCGGGGAGTTTTTGGGATTTATCTTCAGACACGGTAAATCCGCAAGCTAAGCCACAAGTGGGGTTACTTGAGATATCAATGCGACACAGCGAAAGCTTACGGCAGACATTAGACAGAGTTAAGACAGCAGGATATGAGCAAGTAGATATGCCAAATATAACGCTTGAATCTTTGCAAGGAGCTATCACAAGCGGCAAAAGTTTAAAGGCTTTATATTGGGGGTTGACAGTAAGGACGAAGGAAAAAGCCAAATGTTGGTTGCCAGCGTTGGCTGATCTGGTACACATTATAATTGATGGGGTTGTTGCTTATCCAGATGCAAGACCGCAAGAGATAGAACAAATACAGGCAATGGACAGACAGTTCTATTCTGTTACGGTTGCAAACAACTTGCCTTTGCCAGAGGACGAACTTGAAGAACGCAATGCAGATCTTGCAGACGTGCATGCGCAAACAATGTCACGTAAGGCGTATATGCAGAAGTGGTTACAGCTAACGGACATAGAAGCAGATGAGGAACTTAAACAGATAGCATTAGAACGGCAGATACTAGAAGACACATATGCAGGAATACCGCCAGTTGACTATAGCGACGTTCAGGGCATGCAAGGCATAGCAACATGAGCAAGGGCAGGGACTTCAAGAAAGAGTTAGCGGATGTAGCTAAGCGCAAGGACATAAGCCAAGCAGAAGTAGACTTTAAGATGCGCAAGATATACGAGCAACAGGCAAGGGCGCTAAAGAAAGAACTAAAGGCAATAGACAACGCACTAAATGCACACACGCAGCTTATGGAAGCAAGAGCAAGACTAACACAGGCTACACAGCGATACACTGAGCTACTAGCAAAGCAGGCGGAACAAGCGACAAGGCAGGGCATGCAGCAAGTGGCAAGGGAGACAGCAGAGGCGCACGTCAAGGCAGAGCAACAGATGCTACAGGACGCAGGGGCACAGCGCACAGCACAGGCGGGCATATTAGCGCAGAATGAAGCCAATGCAACAGCTGCAAGGGTTGTGGACGGCATAGGCAACGGAAGCGCATACAGTGACCGCATAGGGTTAAGCCAGAGGATATGGGGCAACAGCAGGGCGATACACGATGATATACAAACAATCATAACCAACGCCATACAGCAGGGCAAGAGCATAGCGGGCATATCAGACCTAATCACAAAGTATGTAGACCCAAGCGCACGCAAGGACTGGAACAAACTCATGGAAGACGGATTTAAAGTACACCGCCGCAATGTTGAGTACAACGCCCAACGGCTAGCCCGCACAGCATCACAACACGCATACCAGAAAGCCACAGAGGACAGGGCAAGGGGTAACCCATTCATCACAGGGTTTAGATGGTTAGCTAACGGGTCAAGACCGTGTCCATTATGTTTAGAGCGTGACGGCAATGTATACGCAAAGGGTACAGCACCGTTAGACCACCCGAACGGTATGTGCGTTCTAGTGCCAGTAATGGGAGACGACGACGGTGGCGGGGAAGACGGCGGCAAAGGCGGTGGCGGTGGCGACGACGATGAAAGGCTGCTAGCATGGATACGAGGGGGAGAAGACAGGGAGCTGACGGCATACGCAAGAAGCTTAGGCTATGAGGTATAGCAACACACACAGCACACATAAAGAACAGGAGCAGCAATGTATAATCTAATACACGGCAACGCGCTACAAGAACTACAGAAACTAAAAGAGCAGGGGCAAGAGTTCGACATGGTGCTAACAGACC